TTACTATGGTGGTGAAAATGCGTAGAGAACTAGACGAAGCACTATGTGCAAAGTATCCGCTGATCTTTAAGGATCGTCATGCAAACATGCAAGTGACAGCCATGTGCTGGGGTCTTGAGTGTGGTGATGGTTGGTATAATCTCATCGATGTTCTTTGTGGTCTACTGACTTCTGAATATCGTGGCGCACAAAGTCGTTATGAATATTTTACACAAGCTGGTGTTGGTGGCATTCTTTATGGAACAAAAATCGTAACACAAGAAGACATTGATCATGCCAAAGCAAGATTGGATGAAGAAACATTGAAGGTTCCAGTTGCTGTTCAAGTAAAAGAAAAGTACGGTGGACTTCGTTTCTATGTTCAAGCTGCCACTGATAAACATCATCAGTATATTAATTTTGCTGAAAGTATGAGTTATCGTACCTGTGAAGAGTGTGGTGCTCCAGGAAAAACATATACTGATGGTTGGCACATGACTCTGTGTGATATTCATGCTGCTATGAATGGTAAAGAAGAAGAATATGAGTATGAGGAGAATGTATAATGTTCTATGGTAAAGATATGATTGAAGAAACCTTTGATGTTCTCCTACGCAAATTAGAACAACAAGAATTATTTTTGTTTGTGCCAATGCCTTCTTGGAAAGAAGAAAAAGAAGATAGTAGATGGACTGATGAATTTCGTATTCGTGATGGTCATACTAAACTTGCCGATGGCACTTGGGTTACTATTCATAAAGTAACTGACTGGGTTGAGGAACTTAAGAAAGACACCAAAGAGTTGTATGAGCAGAATACAAAACAATCTCGTGAGATTTCTTTGTTAAAGCAACAAAGACGTGAGATGGAATATGGATTGCGTGTCGCACAAAAATCATTAAATACTGCTTTATCAATTAAATCAACTGGAGAAAATGAATGACCCAAGTCGCTGCATTGTTAAGACCAAGAACACGTGAAGCTGAGATTACTAAAACGCAAAAATCTAAAACTGCGCATGTAAGTTTGGTGGATTGGTATAAGATTGGTAGAGATAATCCAGCATCAGTAACATTTTACAACCAAGGTATCACCAGAGATGATACCATCAAAGTGAAGGTAAGTCTAGCATGAAAACTTGTGTCTTTAAAACTAATGGGCATGACTATACAGCATCAGTATCACATAACGTGGTAACTGGTATGCACAATATAATCTTACGGCAAAAGATTGAAGGTACAACTTTCGACTCTAAATTCGAAATGTTCTTAGAAAACAGTGAGTTTGATAAGTTAGTGGAATTTTTAAATACAATTAACGGAAACATGAGGAGTGATTTGAAATGATATCAAGTAATAGCGGAACAGATTTTATTGCACTAGCAAAAGCCAGTGGACATGATCCTATGGAGATTATTAATCAACCAGAGTTTAAAGACTGGCTGATTGAACACTTAGCGTCAACTGACTTGACTGTTGAGTTTACTAAAAAGGATGGTGAGAAACGACGCATGCATTGCACTAGAAATCTTGATAAGATTCCATCACTGCATCAACCATCTAGCAGCAAAACAAGCAGCACTACCGATGCTATTCCTGTTTTCGATCTTGAGAAAAGCGAGTGGCGCAGTTTTAACCTGTCGAACTTAACACGTATCGAGTGGAGTTTGACATAACATAGGAGTTACCTCTATGTCTAGCGATTCTGACAAAGAAAGAAGATCTAAACGTCTTCATGCTGAATCTAATGCAATAAACAGACAAGTTAAAATCGCCAAAGAAAAGGGTGTTGATGTGAGTGAGCCACATAGGTTTGCTAAACACCATGCAATGGACTGCGGTAATCCAGACTGTCACATGTGTGGCAACCCAAGAAAAGTTTTTAAAGAAAAAACTATTCAAGAACGAAAATTTGAACAAAAGGAAAAATATGATGAACCAAATATCCAATCCAGCAGATCGATTGAAGATTAAGAAAATGCTTGCTGAGATCAGCAATAGCATGACACGTGTTGATGCTGAGAAAGATCTAATCCGTGAAACAATCAAAGACATGTCTGACCAGTTTCAACTGTCTAAGAAAACTTTAAACAAAATGGCACGTGTCTACCATAAGCAAAACTTTCAACAAGAAGTTGCGGGACATGAAGAATTCGAAGCACTCTATGAACAGGTTGTAAACAATGAATAAGTATACCTTTGGAATTCTTCCATTTATCTTTATCATTTCGTTTGTAATTTTGGTGATTGTTCTGGCACCGATTGCAGGCATCTGGTCGCTTAATACCTTGTTTGGTCTTGCCATTCCTTTTACGTTCGACACTTGGATGGCTGCATTCTTTCTTTCCGCTGTTTTCGGTGGTGGAGTAGGTGTTGCATCAAGAAAGAAATAACCCTATTCTTTGTAAGTGTATCCAACAAAGTGCTTTACTTTAATTCATCGATCAGGTATAATTATTACTTAAATGGAGATTACTAATCTATGGCTAAAATGAACACTCAAGAACGTAAGCAATTTGTGCTAGACCAAAAGGGATCCGAGCCGATGATTAACATCGATCGGTACACATATTCTTTGATGGCAGCATTAAATTACTACAACGAACAGCACGACAATAAAGAAAAGCGTAAATGGGCATTGACTTATGTAGCCAAGACCGACAAGAAACTTGCTGGTGAGTTGGATAAAATTGATGCTGATTATGAGTTTCGTTCTTATGGCACACTTGCCAGAATGATAATGCGTGGTTCAGAACTTCTTGATAAAGAAACCATCTGGATGACTAATCGTCTCAGTGAACTCAAGCGATTAATTCCTGCGCCTGTGATTGTAGCCGACACTAATAAAGTGCCAGTGAATGTAATCTCTATACAAGATCGTATCGCTGAGAAAGCACGTGAGATCGCTGGCGAAATTGATGGTGGCATCGATGACTTTGTTATCGCTGGTTGCCCAAAAGATTTTGTTCTACCAGTGTCAATCAAATCATTAAACGCACCGATCGTGAAGCACTTGATTGCAAATTACACTAAACAAAAGCAAGAACTAGAAGAAGCACTTGCTGGCACCGATGAGCAACTTAATGAAGGTTACAGCAACTTCACTAAAATTCAACTCAAGCGATTTATTGCTTTGCTTGATACATTGGTTAGTGATGCTGAACAGGTTAAGAAAACTGTTTTCCGTAAGCCACGTACTCGCAAAGTGAAACCAGCTGGTGAAGTTGTCAAGAATATGAAGTTTAAAGCCAGCGACGAAACCTATGGCATCGTTTCTGTGCAACCATACAAAATTATCGGTGCATCCGAAGTGTGGGTCTTCAATACTAAGTACAAGAAACTGCAGGTATATAAGTCACTCGACAATGACAACTTGACTGTCAAGGGAACTACTATTTTAAACTACAACACATCAACATCGATGTCTAAGACTTTACGTAAACCAGAATTGGTGACAGGTTATGCTACTATGGGTAAACGTGCACTGAACAGTGCTTACAAAGATCTTAAGACTAAGCCCACTGTTCCCAATGGTCGGGTCAATGAAGAGTGTGTTATTTTGGCGGTATACTAATTATGATTCTTATTGACTATTCGCAAGTTGCTCTGAGCAATATTCTTTCCTTTCAGCGTGAGTTAAAATCTCAGACACCTGAAGAGGTGAAGAATCTTATTCGCCACGCTACTCTTTCTACGTTGAAGTATTACAAGAAAAAGTATGGTAAAGAATATGGCGACATGACAATTTGTTGTGATGGGCGCAACTATTGGAGACGCGAACACTTTCCACATTACAAAGCAAGCCGAAAGAAAGCACGGGATGCCAGTGATCTAGACTGGGGATTAATTTTTGATACGCTGAGCGAAATCCGTCAGGACATCATTGACCATTTCCCGTACAAGGTTATTCACATTGATCGTGCTGAAGCTGACGATGTTATTGCATCTCTTGTATATCTCACCGATGAGTTTGGTTCTGAGGTAGCTGGCAATCCAGTAATAATTATCTCAAGCGACAAAGACTTTAAGCAACTACACACTCTTAGCACAGTGAAGCAGTGGTCGCCGATGCAAAAGAAAGCAGTTGTCAGCAAACATGATGAGATTAAAAATCAAATCGTTGAGCACATTGTAAAAGGTGATGCTGGTGATGGTGTTCCAAACATTTTGAGTAAAGATGATTGTTTTGTTCAAGGCATCCGTCAAACTCCAGTGAGCGCAAAGCGTCTTGCTGAATTTCTCGAGAAGGGTATTGATGCTTGTCGTAATGATGAAGAGAAACGTAATTGGCAAAGAAACCAAAGTTTGGTAGATTTCAAATACATACCTGAAGATCTAAAACAAACAATCTGGGATGCATATATAAATAACAAACCGAAAGGCAATAAAGGAACTGTTATGAACTATCTGATTGCCAATCGTTGCAGATTGTTACTAGACGATATTGAGGAATTTTAAAATGGCTAAACGTATACCTGATATACTAAAAGAAATAAATGAGAAACCTGAGTTGTTGAAAACTGTATATGCGAACAATGGGGCACTGACTCTTTTGTTTAAGCATGCATTTGATGAGCAACACAAGTTTATGTTACCTGAAACTGATCCACCATACAAAGCAGAGCATGCTGATCATGAAACGATGTCTCCCACGAATTTGTATTCAGAACTAAGACGTCTATACATTTTCACCAGAAGCGATTTATCTAAAATTCGCAGAGAATCTTTGTTCATTCAACTGCTAGAGGGTGTGGCTCATGATGAAGCGAAGTTATTGCTTGCTGTGAAGAATCAAGAACTACATAAATTGTATAAAAAAATTACTAAAAAATTAGTCACCGAATCGGGATATTTAAATGGATAAAAACATAACAACAATAACAAACATAGAAACAGGACTACATGCTCCTGCGGAAATCCGACAATACAACGAAAAGCAAACGATGGCTGTTGTATACAGAGAATTTGAATCAGGGCATTTACGTGCGCTTGAGTTTGTCTGGAAAGATGAGAAGTGGATTTCTAGCGATGGCTTGTATGAATCAGACTACTACTTCGACAAGACAATGAACGAAGTTACCAATGTTGTACCGCATCCACGAGATGAGTAATATTGATAACATTGTTTGGGCATTCCCTCCAAAAAAAGAGGGGTATGACTTAACGACTCTCAGTGGTCAAACGAGAATCAACATATTCTTTCCTGGATTGACCGATGGCGAGACGCTGGTGGTTACAACCAAAATAGATGATGTTCCTGAGGTAATACGTAGCTTTAATCACAAAGTAGCTGTATTCGAAGCTCTGAAGAACTTGGATGACCAACGTGCTAATTTCCACAGGGGATCATGCTCCGTGAATGGACACTTTGGAGCCGATGGAGAGCCCAAAATTCACATACAAATAGGGCTGGCTGATCCTGAAAATTAGCCCCTGTAAGGACTCCAAAACTCCTCCAAAGACCTCCAAAAACCCAAAAATAACCCTACTTCTAGTAGGGTTATGCAATTTAGTGCTTTACTTTAATTCAATAATCGTGTATAATAGTCTTATGATGATTGATAAAGGAAATGAAATGAAAGATCTTAAAGCATACGTTGACCAGAAAAACAGCTGGAACGCTATCTTCGGTAAACGTGCCTATGACTTAAACGTGAAGGAAGATCGTCAATCGATCGCTTCAATGATTGACTCTGATCTCAGCCCTGAGAATTTGACATGCGATGGTGAGTTGCCACGTGGTCAGGTTCAAGCAAGATACAAATCTCTTACCAAGAGCGCTGAGCAGTTGTTGAAGTTAGATCCGTCTGTTACATTTTATGAATTCGCTTGAGGAGAAAACAATGAAGGGTTCTATACGTATGCTTGTTGGTTTTCTGTTGGTTTTCGGTGCTGTTGGTGGTATGGACGCTGGTCCCGCTGAAGACTTTTACTATCAGATAGTGCTGGCTGTTGTTGGTCTGGGATTTATGTTCTCGGGTGTTCGTGCTATGAATCGTTTTAATTAAGGAGTTATTATGGGATACTTTTCAAATCTTGAAATTGAAATTCTTGACCTCTATGAAGAGGGTGTTGAACCTACTAGCATCGCCAAAATTACTGGCGCAACTCTCACTAATGTGCTTGAGGTAATCTCGAACTTCGAGAATGATCAATACGAACCAGTTGAACCTGATGACAGCTACGCTGATGGTGAAGCACTTGCTTCAGCTGGGTTTGGTACCGATGAAGATTATGGTTATTATGGAGATGAAGAATGACAACACCTATGGTTGATGAATATTCAGAAACAATTGTATATCGTGGTGAAACATTTGACCGCACTCACGGTAGTCCCTTTGATCGTGGCTCAGCCGATAGTCACTATGGTCGCCCAAAACAACCACATTGGTATCCTGAAGGATCTTATCGTGGCGACCGCATAGAAGCAGAAGATATGCATGGCATTCAACTGCGTGCATATGCTATGGGTTATGCATATAACGAAGAATTTGGTGATAAGAAAAGTTGGGATTGATATGACAAATTTAATGGATCGTTTTCGTAAGACTGACATGACTGAGCGAGATCTCGATAATCTTGAGTTCTTGCTGACTGCGTCTAACAAAGTTATCGGCGACTGGTTTAGCAAAATGGAACCAGACGATATTGACTATGCTATTGAGTTGCTTGAATTGGCAAAGTTAGAATTAGTTGATCAAGCAACTGAAATGACAGACTTGAGCCAAGCGCAAGATGTATTGTCAACAATTATGGAGAAGCGATAATGTCTAATTTGTTTGTTGGATTTATCTTAGGTTTTATTATAGCAACAGTAGGTGTATCTACATTTGCTGGCTACCTTGACACCAAGGCAAGTCAAGCAAAAGAAATTATTAAGGAGAATGTGAAGTGAAGTTTGTATTTGTGATATTTGTACTGGCTATCTGTGTTGCTTTGGCAGGTTGCGGTACTGTCGGTGGAACTCTTGCGGGTGCAGGAGAAGATCTTAAAAAAGCAGGAGAGTGGGTTAAATCTAAATGAGGAAATATACTATGAAGAAAAGTGCATTAGCAATGGCATTGGTCGCTGTGTTTACAGTTGGCTGTGCATCCAAGGGTTCGCCCCCAACACCAGTGAAAGTTGAAAACAAGTTAGAGTTGAAACCTGACATTAAGAAAGCTGAAGCAGAGTTTCTTGAGATGTCTGGAACTTTACAACTTCAATTTTCTGAAGATGGTGACTGGGTTGTAATTAAATCATCGGGAACAGCCCCAATCAATTTTAACCACCCACAAGGTCGTGAAGATGCATTTATGCTCGCTACTATGAGAGCCAAACGCACGTTGATTGAGTTTCTTACCAATGATGTTAAGTCTGGTAAAGTTGCTGAGAACGTAACCAAAACAGCGATGCGTGATATGGTCACAAACAAAAACACAGAGGATCGTCGCCGTGATTCTAAGAAAGAAAATGACTCACTATTCGGTAGCGACAACGACACCACTGGTGGAATGTATAGCGAAGAAGAACGTAAACGTGCCAGCAAGATTGCTCAGTCTGTGACTGAAACAATCAGCGACAACTCTCAGTTTATTCTGAAGGGTGCATATGTTGCTAATCGTGTTGTTGATCGTGATACAAATATGGTGTCGGTAACCTTGCTAGTGTCCAAGAAAAGCATGAACGTGGCGTCACAAATTCGTACTCAGATGAATGGGTTCTAAGTGAAAAAAACATTACTTGCTCTTGCGCTTGCTTCCTCATTCGCCTTTGCGGATGAGGTGACTGTAACAGGATATGGCAGCAACTATAATGCTGCTCTTGAAAATGCGAAGGTTGCTGCTCTTGAGAAGGGTGCCAGCACCTTTATCATTGCTGAATCAAACGCAAGGAACGGTAAGGTAGAAGAAAAGATTGACCAGTACAGTGGTGGTGTGATTAAATCTTACAAGATTACCAATCATTACGCAACACCACTTGGCTATGAAGTTGTTATCGTTGCCGATGTAGTGCCTAAAAACAATACACGCAAACGAACTTCGACGCCACTTAACATTGACTTCGAAGAGCATGACAAACGTGCTCGTATTGTGAATAGACTTGATAACATTGGCACAGCAGTTTATGCTAACATCGCAACACCAAACACCAAGATTGGAAGTTACGAAACAACAGTTGCGACATCTATAGAGTTGACGTGGCAACCGAAATGGTTGTCTGATGTGAAGCAGTTTACATCAACGATTAATGAACAGGGTAAGACTACTAGCAACACACATGAAAGTCTTGCTGGCGCAGCAACGACAGCGTTGATTGGTGTCAATCCATTGCTTGGAGCAATCGGATGGGAAGCGATGAAACCTGCGCCGATGAAAAATCAAGATAACATGATGGTATGCTTTGGCGCATATATTAAATCCAGTGTTGATTGTTTTAATCTTGATGTTGATATGAGAATGCCAAGAAACCCAAAGATAGTTGTCGTTGGTAAAGTTCAAGGTAATGACATAATTATACATGAGCAATATCTTGAAGACTCTAGAATGTTTCAATGGGTCAACGCAGGTGATGCCAAGTACAATAGGTTTTTCCCAAAGTATAAAACAACATACAATCAACCTGCGCTTGTGATTTATGAGAACGAACGACACACTATACCAGTCAAGTTCAACATAAGCAACGATCTTGCCAGACAGTTAGAAAGCACACAAGTTTATCTTAAATAATGGAGAAAATTGATGAGAGAATATTTTAAATATCTAAATGAATTGCGCGACAGCGGGACTACTAACATGTTTGGCGCTGGACCATATCTTCAAGATGAGTTTCAACTAAACCGAGAAGAAGCAAGAATGATTATCTTGGAGTGGATGAACAATCCAAGGAAATATGAAACAAAAGTGGATTGATGCATTTATGGACACTGCGGAGAGATTCGCAGAGCTGAGTTCTGCTGTCCGACTGAAGGTAGGTGCGGTAGTTGTTCAAGAAAATCGTATCATCTCGATTGGCTACAATGGTATGCCATCTGGTTGGACAAACGAATGTGAGAACATTATTCAACATTCAGATGACACAATTACAACAGTAACAAAAGATGAGGTTATTCATGCTGAAGCAAATGCTATATCGAAACTGGCACGTGATGGTGAGCGAGCAGCTGGTGCCACAATGTTTTGTACTCACGCACCTTGCATCCAATGCGCTAAAATCATTTACGGTGCTGGTATAAATACATTCTACTATCGTTCTCAATATCGAGACAATGACGGATTGGAGTTTTTAAAGAAATGCAATATTCAGGTAGAGCAATGTTAATGTTGGCAGTGCGGACTAGTCTTAGTCTAGCATGTCATGTGTTTGTCGTAATGATGCTGGTGTCAGCAGGTGTTTCATTTACTGCAGTTTTAATTGCTATCCCAATGATTTTAGTTGGTGGCTTCGCTGTCACAGGATTTTTACATAGATCTATTGCTCATAGAACATACACAATCACCAAAGGTTGGTTGAGGAAAACGCTACTGTTCTCCTCACTGTTTAGTTTAATCGGAACACCACTAGGATGGGCGATAGTACATAGAATGCATCACAGAAATCTAGATGGACCAGGAGATCCTCACAGTCCATGGCAGATAGGATTCTTTAGAAGTTACTGTCACTTGTGGCAACTCGATGAGAAGACAGTTGATCTCAGTGGGTGTCGAGATATCATAACCAACCGAGAGTTGTTGTTTTTCCACAAACACTGGTTAAAAATAACTTTTGCAATTTGGTTGACTTTTTATATGATATGGGGTATGATAGGTCTATATGCGATAGGGTTAGCTGGTGTGTTTGCTTTCCATGCCTTTGGTGTTGCGAATGCGGTATGTCATTACGGAAGAGCAAGTGGTGACATCGTAGACCTACCTAAAATGAGTTGGCTAAACTTCGGTGAGAACTTTCATAGTTACCATCACAGTTTTCCTAGTGCGTATAGATTTACTGCAACAAGATCAGATCCGTCAGCAACTATCATTGAGTGGTTGATGAAAAATAATTTAGCAGTAGGTCGAAAGTGATCGATTTCTGTTATAAATAGATTTGTAACCCTACTAGTAGTAGGGTCTTTCAACTAAGTGCTTTACTTTAAATCAAAAAAGGTTTATACTTCTTTTATGTTAAATTTTTCAATATCCTGTCAGAAACATCTACCACTCTTTAGTGGATGGACGATCTCACGCACAGGCTATGCGATTGAAAATAACGTGAGGGTTCGGCAAGTAAATTAACTGACACACCAGTTTACTTACCCAACCCTCTAAGATGAAAGTCTAGAGGGTTTTTTGTTTTAGGGCATCGTCCCAATCTGTTCATTAAAAATTAGCGTACTAAAATTGTTGGGGGTTAGTGTAGCGGTAACACTACAGACTTTGACTCTGTCATCACTGGTTCGATCCCAGTACCCTCTGCCATATAAAAACACATTTCAGCAGGATAGCCTGTGATGAATAGTTTCTGTTTAGTACAGTATTCGAAGTGTGTTTCTATATGGGAGTATAACTTAATGGTAAAGTAGTAGGCTTTTAACCTATTAATCAGAGTTCAATTCTCTGTGCTCCTACCATATAAAAACACATTGTATTGACAGAGTAGCGAGGTCTGTCTTAAAGGTAGCTCCTATCAGTGTGTTTCTATATGGTGTTGTTAGTTTAGTGGTAAAACTACGGATTGTGATTCCGTCATCATGAGTTCAATTCTCATACGACACCCCAAAGAATTTTAGTGATATAGCAAAGTGGTAATGCGCTTCCTTCATACGGAAGTTACCGTAGGTTCGAATCCTACTATCACTACCAACACATCGGGCTGTTAGTATACGGGGTATTATTCCTGCCTTGCACGTAGGAGAAAAGGGTTCGAGTCCCTTACGGTCCACCAGTTATTACCGTGTAGCTCAATTGGCAGAGCTCTGGTCTCCAAAACCAGCGGTTGGCGGTTCAACTCCGTCCACGGTAGCCAGATTATGGAAAGTAATGCAGCGGGGTTGGTCCTGCGACCAGCCTTGAAAACTGGGTTCTCAGAAATGGGATGGGGTTCGACTCCTCTGCTTTCCGCCAAAATTATGTGCCTCGTTAACTCAGTGGTAGAGTGTCTCTTTTACACGGAGAAGGTCGGCAGTTCGAAACTGTCACGAGGTACCAAAATTTTACCGAGGTAGCTCAGTTGGTAGAGCACTTGTTTGAAGCACAAGGTGTGGGCGGTTCGATCCCGTCTCTCGGTACCAAAAGTTATTGCCGTGTAGCTCAGAGGAAGAGCAATCGCTTGATAAGCGATAGGTCGACATTTCAAAATTGTCCATGGCAACCAGTTATATCCCAATGGCGCAATTGGTAGACGCACCTCTCTCAAAAGGAGGGTGTTGAGAGTTCGAGTCTCTCTTGGGATACCAGATTTACCTCATTAGTAAAATGGAAGATTACACTGTGCTACGAACGCAGGGGTGGAGGTTCGATTCCTTCATGAGGTGCCAGAGTTAGGAAGATGGGCAGGACGGTAATGCAGCAGTTTGCTAAACTGTAGATTCACGGAAGTGGGTCATAGGGTTCGATTCCCTAATCTTCCACCAGTTGACATTAAATATGAAGTGAGTTAAGATAGTAATAGAGCGGATGTGACGGAATTGGTATACGTATCAGACTTAAAATCTGAGTTCTGTGGGTTCGACTCCCACCATCCGCACCAAAGATAGGGGCTGGTAGCTTAATGGTAAAGCAGTGAACTCATAATTCATTGAGTCTTGGTTCAATTCCAGGTCAGCCCACCAAACAGAAAGGATAGGAAATGAATGTTCTAGCACTAGACCAAAGTGGAATGCCACGGAAGTGGATAAATTTTGAAGATGCTGTTACATATCAAGCAAAGGGTATGGTAAATTGGTCACTTGGCGAAACGATTAAAGTGTTTCGTGGTGGTCACAATGATCAAGGCATTCAATCAGTAATTAGCATACCATCTATCATCGCTGTTCGTGGGTCTTCATTGAAGATGAGCGGTAAAGTTATTTTGACAAACAAATCTTTATTCAGTAGAGATAGAAATCTTTGCGCATACTGTGGTGATACATTTTCATTGTCGCATCTTTCGCGTGATCATGTTATGCCGAAGTGTGAAGGTGGTAGAGATGTATGGACAAATGTTGTTACTGCGTGTAAACCTTGTAACATAAAGAAGGGTCGTAAGATCTTAGAGACTACTACTATGAAACTTCTCTATGTTCCGTATGAGCCGAATCATTTTGAAAACATGATTTTGATGAATAGAAATATTCTTGCTGATCAGATGGAATATTTGATGTCGGGTGTTCCGAAAAATAGTAGAGTACGAAAAGATGTGGGTGTGCACTGAATGGTTAGGTAGCTGATTGCAAATCAGTTTAATGCAGGTTCGAGTCCTGTCACCCACTCCAAAGGTTTAACCCTACTCACTGTAGGGGCTTCCAAAGATAATGTTTGACATTAAATAGGGTTTCATGTATAATTACTATATTGAGTTGAAAATGCTTGATAATGTCCTTTAAAAATGCGGTTTCGTGATTGTCTGCCACGTCGGGAGACGTTAAAACAATCACACTTTGCTCGGGTCGTCTATCGGTTAGGACACTGCCCTTTCACGGCAGGAAGAGGAGTTCGATTCTCCTTCCGAGTACCAGATTTAATTGCATTGGGTTGCCAAGCCAGTAGGTGATCTAGGAGAGGATAACCAATCGACGGATTGGCTCTCGCTAGGTTACATGAAAGATGGAAACGAAGCCGACAGGTGGATACGGTGGTCACGCTGGAACAACTTGAATTGTAATGTGAGAAAGCAGCCAATCGTAGGACGGCTACGTGGGCATCCGAGAACTCGGGATGCTGCTGATCATCCCAGTGTAATTAAATGTGGTATTAGTTTAGTGTTATCAAGGTATCGTCATAAGACGTTATGACTATGCGGGTCCAACTGTGCGAGGAACGGATCCTGATATAACTGTTATTCGCTTGTCAGTGCTAGCTACATTGTTGACAAATAGGCAGATAACACTAAACTAATATCATGGAGATGATGTTCCAATGGTGGGACAGGAGACTGTAAATCTCTGGCTTCGGCAGGTAGGTTCGATCCCTACCATCTCCACCAAATGTTAGGCTCGTTCGTATAATGGTCATTACGTCGGATTGTCTATCCGATCATGGGAGTTCGATTCTCCCACGAGTCGCCAAGTTTTGTAAGTGTCAGCAAGTAAAATCACGCTACGCTCAGTATTCTTCGAAGGTGCTGTGTAGTAAAAGGTCAATGGGTTCAACTCCCACTCTGCGGGAAACTGCAGAGGTCTGTAATGGTGACTGACTGGACGGAGCCCAAGTGACGTACCGAGTCCCGCTCGAGCTTGTTAAACGGGTGAATGGTTGCTATAACATGGAGCAACTACTTACAAATTCATTATAGCGGATTAGAGAAATGGTATCTCAGCAGTCTCATACGCTGCAGTTGGTGGTTCGACTCCATCATCCGCAACCAGTTAGTCAGCCCTATTAGTATAATGGTATTACACCTGTTTTGTAATCAGGTTACGGCAGTTCGATTCTGTCATGGGGCACCATTCGTTTGTTTTGATTTTTAGTATAGGAAAGAAAATGGAAAAAGTTACACTTCGTAAAGCAAATGCAATTCAAGGCGAGATCCGTAGATTAATCGCAAGTAAAAATGCTAGCGAAACAGTTAGCGTCACGGAATTCACTGAAAATGTTGCAGAGGTTCTTGAGAAAGCAATGGATAATTTTGCTGTTGATGTTACACGTAAGGTAGCATTAAACACAGCATTGTTTAACATTCGTAAGAGTGTTTCTCGGGCAAATGCCACTTCTGGCATCAGCGATCTACTTGCTGATATTGAGTTGATCGATGCAACTATGGCAATCTACAGTGGCATTAGCACTAAAGAAGTAGCTAAGTCTTTGACTGAGATTAATGCACGTGTTGAGAAAGTTAAAGCAGCACCAGCAGAAACACGTATGTATGGTCGTTACGATAATGTTGAAACATCTGTTGTTGAGCAGAGTACTATCGACATTGCCAAAGATACAGTTAAAAAATTAAAACGTGAGAAGCAAAATGCTTCTGACAAACTATTGACGTTGAATGTCAATACAACAATTGACATCTCTGATGTTGATGTGATGGTTTTGAAGATAGAAGGTATTATTTAAGTTTTGAGGGACAATGCGTAGAGGATAGGGAATAGAGCAAAAAACTAATACTTAAAAGTATTGGCTTTGGTCTTGAAAACCAACTCCTGACAAATTCGTCCAACCTTGTTGTTGCTCCACGATACACTAGACTGTTATAGTCGCTGCTTATTGCTTCGTGTTGTATAACTCTTGTGGGCTGTTCATTGCATATTGCACACTGCAAATTGCTTTGCGACTATTCGCTTGAATTGAAACATTGTTCCTCACCCTGTTAGCCCCGATGACGGAATTGGTATACGTGTTGGTCTTAGAAGCCAAATTTTGAGAGTTCGAGTCTCTCTTGGGGCACCAGTTTTTTATTCCGCAGTAGCTCAGTTGGTAGAGTAGATGACTGTTAATCATTTGGTCGATGGTTCGAGCCCATCCTGTGGAGCCAATTTTAATCCGAGTGTAGGATAGTCTGGTTCATTCCGCTTGCTTTGGGAGCAAGATGTCGCAGGTTCGAATCCTGCCACTCGGACCATGCAATTTAATAAACTTTACAATTTAGTTTTAGAAGAATATAATAGAGTTATCGCAGGATTAGTTTAATGGTAAAATGTCTTCCTTCCAAGTAGATGTCATCAGTTCGATTCTGATATCCTGCTCCATTAACATACGGCATTCGTTCAACGGATAGGACATGGTTCTTCTAAAGCCAGAATGGTGGTTCGATTCCTCCATGCCGTGCCAACCTAAATAAATATATGGACACTAATATAAGGAACTAAACGTGATAAACTTACAGCATGCAATCAACAACCCTTTCTCTAAAATATACTCATGGGATAAGATGCCAGACAAATATTCGTCTGAGGGTTTACTCAGAAAACATCTTTCTCAGGAATTGTTGGGTTGGTTAGAAAGCATGGACATATACATCTCAGAAGCCAGAGCGGTGAACTTATTTCCGTCAACAACAGTACCAATTTTAGTACAAGCTGATTTTTGCACTATCGGATCCTCTGCTAAAGTGCTTATTATTTGTCCAGAAGATGCGACGATATTATACAACAAGTATGTGGTCAAAGATGAAATAGAAGTTTCGGTTGACAACTATGAATCGTTGTTATCTAATCCTGGTGATATCGAGGAAACAAAATTTAATGTATTACCCAAGGGCTGGAATATTTCTCCCGATGCAGTGACACTAGACAGTTCTACAGAACTTGTGGCTGGTGATACTTATATACTTGAAACAGGAACACCCCACACAATAACATGTAGAGATGACTGTAGAACAAGATATCTTGAATTGTCGATCTACGATCGCAACACTTTCCTTCCCGATGTGCACGGTATCTCATATAATGCAGCGAAAGATCTGCTATGTACGCCCAAGACCTAACATTACCATG